GAGTAAATGTATCAGAAATTAGAACGCAAAATAACCTTGCTTACTCAAGACGCTGCTCAATATTTAGATTTTAACACTATCCTAGAAACAGATAATATTGCTGAAATATTGTCTGAAGAGATGCGTACTTCAGTTGCGTCTAAAGTTACCACTCGATACAACACAGATTTACAATCAAGAAGCGAGAAGCAAAAACAACTCCAAGAAATTATCAGATATGTTCTCTCTCAATCGGAGAAGAGATCCTTTCCTTTTGAAGGTGCTTCAAATGTTATCTTCCCTTTAATCTCTACCGCTTGCGTTGAATTTGCTGCCAAATGTTACCCTGAAATCTTTAAGGATGGAAACATTGTTAAAGCTAAGGTTATTGGTAATGATGATGGCGAGGTAATGAAGGACGCTGAAGGTAATGAGATGCGTAACGAAGATGGTTCGATTGCTACTCTTGATGAAACAGGTTTACCAGCGATACAAAATGTAGGAGCTAAACTTAAAAGAGGTCAAAGGGTTGCAACTGTGATGAATTATCAGTTGAATGAAGAGATTGAAGGCTTTGAGCAAGATATGGACGCTTTGTTCAATGCTCTTGGTGCTTTGGGAACGATGTTTAAAAAAGATTATTATGATTCAAACGGATATAGAATTTGTTCTGATTTAATCTATCCTGATAAGCTTATTATTAATGATTTTGCCCCTTCTTTTAAAGCTCCTGTAACTCATATTATTGAGAAATACCCGCAAGATGTAGTTAGTTCAATTCGTTCTGGCGATTATATTGATTTTGATTTTGATCCAGATGCTCAAGATTCTTCAACTACTGATAACACTTTAGATAAAAACAACGCTAAAAAAACAAGTGATGAATCACAAGCTGGTTTAATTATCTTCTTAGAACAACACACTTGGATTGATTTAGATAATGATGGTTATGCAGAGCCTTATATTGCCGTAGTGCATAAAGCTTCCGGTAAACTTGTTAAGTTAGTTAAAAGATTTCATGAGAAAGATGTTAAGAAGAATAAAAAAGGCGAGATTCAATGTATTGAAGCAATAAACTTCTTTGTAAGATATATCTTTATTCCTTCACCTGATGGCTCGTTCTATGGTATTGGCTTGGGTCACTTACTATTTAACATTAACTCATCAATCAATAGCTCAATTAATCAATTAACTGACGCTGGAACGCTTCAAAATACAGGTGGTGGCTTTATCTCTAAGTCATTAAATATGTCTGGCGGAATGAAGCCTTTTAGACCTGCCGAGTGGAAGATGGTTGAAAGTTTTGGTGGAAATATTAGAGATGCAATTGTGCCTTTACCTGTGCCAGAACCTTCACAAACCTTATTTGTATTGATGCAATTTTTGGTTAATGCAGGAAAAGAACTTGGCTCTTTAAGAGATGTGTTGACTGGTGAAAATGCGGGAAATATTGCAGCCACTACTTATATGGGGATGGCTGAACAAGGACAGAAGCAATTTAAGTCTGTGTTTATGAGAATTTATAATTCTCTAAAGCAAGAAATTAAGATTTTCTACGAATTAAATTCTGAATATTTAACTCAAAAGAAATATGCTGAAATTTTAGACATTAAGTTATTTGAAAGCCCAAGCGTAAAAGAAGACTTCTCTTTGAAGGGTTATGATATTGTGCCAGTTGCAAATCCTGAAAATGTTATTTCAATGCAGAAGTTTGCTAAGGCTCAATTCTTAATGGGTTTCATTGGTTCTCCTATGGTTGACCAATTCCTATTACATAGAACAGTATTTGAAACTGCCGGAATTGAAAACTTTGATAAATTTATTATTCCTCCACAACCGCAACCTGATCCAGCTATGGAAATTGCGATGGCTCAAGAAGAAACCAAGCGTCTTAAAATTCAAGGCGATATGAAGAATGATGCTAATAAATTCCAATTAGATCAAATTAAACTCCAAAAAGAATCAGCTAAATTAGATTCAGAAGTATTAGTAAACTATGCCCAAGCTGGTAAATTAGTAAAAGATACTGAAATGGCAGAAACTAAAGAAAAACTAGATGTTTTGGACAATATGATTGATGCAGAATCAAGACAAAATGAAATGCAAGACCGCAAAGAAGATAGAAGATTTAAAGCGGCAGTAGAGCTAGCAAAGCTAGAGAATCAGCAAGTTAAAATTCCTACAACAATGCAAGAAAACAAAAATGAGGAATAAAACCGCTGCTGGTATTTAATATTAATAAATTTTGAGTGAAAATATGAGTCAAATTGAAATGAAAGAGTTAAAGGATTGGTTGAACGATCCAACAGCGTTAAAGTTTAAGAAAATTTTATTAAATTCTCGCACTAAATTGCTAAATGATATGTCTCACAATTATATTGGACAAGGCGCAATCTTTAACAAAGATTTAATCCTAAGTTCTCTGGGTGGTTGCGAAGCATTGGAGCAAATTTCTCATTACTTTGGTTTAAAAGATGAAAAAAGTTTAGAGAATTTAATTGAGCTTTTTTTGGGAGGTAAGAATGACTAAAAATAAAACAATTGATAAAATCAAAGATTTTGATTCTGCCGAAAGTATTGCCAGAAGGCTTCAACAAGATAAGGAAGCGGAAAAAGTTCGTCAAGAGTTATTAGAAAAAGCTGAAAAGCTGCATTCCGAGAAAAACAATACTAATATTCGCAACACTTCTGGTTTTAAAGTTCCTGAATATCGAATTTTGATTTATCCAGAACAGGTAATAGAAGTAACGAGACATGGTATAATTATACCAGATGAAGCACTAGAAGATTTGCAGAATGCTAAAACCCTTGCTACCATCGTTGACATTGGCGAAAAAGCTTTCGATCAAGGAACTGATAGAGAATGGAAAGATAAACCTAAAATAGGTGATAAAATTCTTATTCCTTCTAGCGAAGGGTATAAACTGTTTAAAAAAGAAACAAAAGATGGTAAGGAATACAGAGTTATTCTTGATCGTAGTATTATAGCAATTCAAACAAATGAGGAAATATGCCAGTAATTGATAATACAGTAGAATTTGAAGAACCTAAGTTGGAAAAAGAGATTCCTGCGAATCCTATGTTCGAAGACATGGAAGAAGAAACTTTAGAAGAAGGATCTCAAGAAGGAGAAATCGAATCAGATTTTAGTGTTAAATTCAAATCTGAAAAAGAGGAAAAATATTATGATACTTTATCTGACGAAGAAAAAGAAGCTTGGAACGGCGGTTGGAGAGGAAAATTATTTAGAGGTTTTTACAAAGATGGAACTCCTAAACCATATAAAACTGCCGCAGAGTTTCTTTCTTTCCAAAAAAGTCACACTCCTGTTCTGAACGAAAGAAATAGAAAGTTAGCTGCTGAAAAAAGTTCTCTCGAGAGACAAATGGCAGAAATGCAAAAGCAAATGAATGTTATGCTTTCTGTCCAAAAACTTGCTTATGAAGAAAAGGCTCAAAATAAGTTTCAATCTTTAGATGAAGCTGAGGAATCAGCTATTTTAGAGGGAGATGTTGCTAAAGTTAGAGCTATCCAAAAAAAACGCTCAGAGCTTGAGAAAAATAAAATATCTTTTGAAGAACCAGAAGTTGAGCAACCAAAAACTCAAATTAGCCGTGATGAAAAAGTGCTTTTTGACGATTGGACTGCTGATAATACTTGGTTTCATCAAAATAAAGTAATGCAAGCGGCAGCAGTGGCGTATTTTGACGATTTATCTGAAAGAATATCTCTTGAAGAAAGATTGGAAATGGTTTCTGACGAAATTAAATCAAGATTCGGCGATAAATTGGGTATTACTAAAGCTCCAAAGGTTGAATCAGGCGCAAGAGGTATGAGTTCAAGAAAACAATACACTTACGGAGATTTACCAAAAGCAACAAGAGACGGCTGTGAACAACTTGCTAAAAAGTTTAATTTCAATGAAACGCAAATTAAACAAATGAAAGATAACGCCGTTAAAACTTATTTTAATTAAATTGAGAGAATTATATGACTAAAGAGAGAATCGTAGAATCAAATAGAAATAACGCTAAAGACCATGCTTTAGAAAGATTAACCAAGACTGATACTAGAGATGTCAGACCAGTGGATCGTGATATAGAGGTAATAAAACTACCTGATGGAAAAGAATTTGTAAGAACCGCCAGAACTTCCATAAGAAGACATGGACGCTTTGATTTGCCTAAAAAAACAGGTTTTCTAAGAAGATGGGTCTCTGCAAACCTTCCTAATGAGTTACAAAATGTAATTGATTTAGGATATAAACCAGCAACCAATGAAAACGGCGTAGAGTATGCTCCAGTAAGAGGCGGCACGAATAAACTAGGTGAAACTTTTTCATTGTACCCAATGGAAATCTCTGAGGAAATGTATAAAAAAATTGAGAGAGATAATAAAGCCAAAATTCAAAATAAAAACAAAGAGAGTTTAGAAAATATGTCTAATGATTTTGGTGATGGGCTTACAACTTATGTAGGCAAAGATTCTTTAAAAACAATTAAACAATAAAAAAATTTTATGGCTAACGCTAATACCCCAGCTGGCTTAACGCCGCTAAAAAACTCTCCTTTCGTGGAGATTCCTAAAAACTCTTACTACATTCCTGCAAGCTATGGAACCGCATTATTTATTGGCGATCCTGTGGTGAAAACTGGTACTTCTAACACTGCTAATGTTCTTACTAGCGGAAAGTTATATCCTGCTGGCTCACTTCCTGAAATCAACAAAGCAACTGCTGGTGATGGCAATAAAATCACTGGTGTTATTATTGGTTTTGAAGCTATTCCAAGCAATTTAACTTTAAATTATAACCCAGCTTCGACTGAAAGAGTTGCTATCGTTGCCGACAGCCCACTTCAAGAGTTCATGATTCAAGAAGAAACTGCTGGTTCACCTTTGGCTGTAACTTCTGTTGGCTTAAACGCTAACTTAGTTTATGCTGAATCTGGCTCAACTGCAACAGGTTTGTCTGGTGCTGAATTAGATACAACTACTCCAGCTACTGACGCAACTTTCCAACTTAAAATATTACGCTTACTTGATGCTCCTGAAAATGCTATTGGTCAACATGCTAAATGGCGTGTTAAAATCAATAACCACACAGAAGCGAATATCGTTGCTGGTATATAATATTAATTTAAAATAAAATAAAACAATGTCTATTATTGTAACAGGTAATATCCCTACAGCCTTAAAGCCGGGAATTGATACTTATTGGGGTTCTTACAGCGAAGATGATTTATTAGCTGCAAAATTGGTTAAAATGCAAACAACCGATGAGCAGTTTGATAGAGATGTCTTAGTAAGTCCTTTTGGTCTATTTAACACTAAAAACGAAGGTGCTGGTGTTGATTATGATTCAATGACTCAAGGTTATGTGTCAACTTATAACCAAAGAACTCGTGCCTTAGGTTTCCAAGTTTCTTGGGAAGCTAAAAAATTCAGCAAATACTTTGATGTAGTTGCTAAAGGTAACGAATATTTGGCTAGATCACTTCGTGAAACTAAAGAAGTTGATGTTGCTAACTTGTTTAACAACGGTTTTGATTCTAACTACACTTTTGGAGATGGTAAAAAGTTCTTTGCTACTGACCATCCTTCTCGTGCAGGAAACTTCTCTAACACACTTTCAACTCCAGTTGACCTTTGTGAAGAAGCTTTGGAAGAATTGTGTATCCAAATTGGTCTTGCTACCAACGATAGAGGAATTCAAGCTAAATTGAAACCTGTATTGTTACAAGTACCAGAAGCTTTGAAATTTGAAGCTGTTCGTATTTTGGAATCTCAACTTCGTGCTAACACCGCTAATAACGATGTTAATGCTATGAATAAAATGGGATTGTTTGCACAAGGAATTGTTGTGAACCCTCACTTGACTTCTGATTCAGCTTACTTCATCAAAACTGATGCTCCAGAAGGTGCTAAAATGATTACCGCTGTTCAAGGTGAATTTAGCAACGATGGTGCTTTCGAGTCTGGTGATGAGAAATACAAAATGATGACTTCTTATTCAGTTGGACTTACTGACCCTCGTGGTTATTACGCTTCTGAAGGAATCTAATTTATTAACTATTGTCCTATCGGGTAAAAGGGGGTGAAATTCCCCCTACAATTAAATTCATATATTTATGCCGACTGCAAATTTTACAAAGGGCGTTACTAATATTACCGCTCAAAACATTTTGGGACAAATGATCCAATTGGATCCAACCCAAATGCACACTTACTTTAACGATTTTGACGCTTACGCTGCGGCAGATTGGACAGTAACCGAAACTCAAGCTGGTGCAACTCAAGCATTAACTAATGTTGACGGTGGTGTTCTTTTGCTTACTAACTCAGCAGCAGACAATGATTTAAACGCTTTGCAAAAAGTTGGTGAATCATTTAAGTTTGAAGCAGGCAAGAAATTGTTTTTCAAAGCAAGATTTGCCGTTTCTGATGCAACTCAATCTGATTTTGTTATTGGTCTTCAAATCACCGACGCAACTCCATTGGCTGTAACTGATGGCGTTTATTTCAGAAAGCATGACGGCGATGCTAACTTAGACTTCGTTGTCATTAAAGATTCAACTGCTTCAACTGCAACCGCAATTGCTACCGCTGTTGACGCAACTTACATTACTGTAGGTTTCTATTACAATGGCGTT